TATCGGGGCTTGTATGGTGCTGATGTACAGTTTACTTCTACTGAAAAAAGCAGAGTGTTTGTAAAGGTTACAAAGACTAAAACGCTTGCTGCCTATGGTCAGATTACAGATGTGTTGTTTTCTAACAACAAGTTCCCATTAAGCATTGACCCTTCTGTTCTGCCAGATGGTGTTCTTGAGGCTGTTCATTTTGACCCTGCTGCTGCACCCACTGTTGCCGCAATTCCTTTTGGTGATGAAGGTTCTGCAAGCATTGGTAAAGACTTCAGCTTAGACAATATTGAAAGCATGCTTGGTGCTTTGACAGAAGACCTCAAGGATGTTCAAGGTCTTAAGAAAGGTCCGGGCGTTACACCAACGTCACTTACATTTAGCCCTGCAATGGTAGCTGCTAAGAAGATGGAGAAGAAAATCCATGACCAGCTAGATGAGGGTGGGGCAAGTAAACATCTCCGCGCTACGGCATTTGAAATGGCACTGTTTGGTACAGGCGTTATGAAGGGTCCGTTTGCAATCAACAAAGAATATCCCAACTGGTCAGATACTGGCGAGTACAAGCCAATAATTAAAACTGTTCCTGAACCTGCACACGTTTCTATTTGGAACTTCTATTGGGACCCTGACGCTAACAACACAGAAGATTGCCAGTATGTCATTGAGCGACACAAGATGTCGCGCACTCAGCTTCGTGCATTGAAGCGCCGCCCACACTTCCGTAAGAATGTTATCGACAAGATTATTGAACAGGGCGAGTCTTACACTAAGAAGTATTGGGAAGATGATCTAAAAGACTACGCTCCAAACTTTGGGGTTGATCGCTTTGAAGTGTTGGAGTATTGGGGCAATATCACCATTGAACTTCTTAAAGAGAACGACATTGATGTTCCTAAAGAGTTTGATGATGGTGATGAGATGCAAGGCAACATTTGGTTTTGCAACGGCGAAATTATTCGTCTTGTCCTCAATCCGTTTAAACCCTCTCGTATTCCCTACTACGCAACCCCATACGAACTAAACCCATATTCACTTGCTGGTGTCGGTGTTGCTGAGAACATGGATGATACACAAACACTGATGAATGGCTTCATGCGGATGGGTGTTGATAACGCTGTCTTGTCTGGCAATCTCATCTTTGAAGTTGACGAAACCAACATGGCTCCCGGTCAAGACATGTCTGTGTATCCCGGCAAAGTATTTCGCCGTCAAGGTGGCGCTCCCGGTCAAGCAATCTTTGGAACAAAGTTTCCAAACGTGTCTCAAGAAAACATGCAGATGTTTGACAAGGCCCGTCAGCTTGCTGATGAATCTACCGGCATGCCATCGTTTGCCTATGGACAAACAGGCGTGTCTGGCGTAGGCCGTACAGCGTCTGGCATTTCTATGTTGATGAATGCAGCTGGTGGTTCCATCAAGACTGTCATTAAGAATATCGATGACTACCTCATCAACCCACTGGGTAAGGCGTTCTTCAACTTCAACATGCAGTTTGATTTTGACCCTGAGATTAAAGGTGATCTAGAGGTCAATGCCCGTGGTACTGAAAGCTTGATGGCAAACGAAGTTCGCAGCCAGCGTCTGATGCAGTTCTTGCAGATCGCTAGTCAGCCAGCTTTGATGCCATTTGCTAAGTTCCCATACATCATTCGTGAAATTGCTAAGAGTATGGACTTAGACCCTGATCGCGTCACCAACAACATGGATGAAGCGGCTAAGCAAGCAATCTTGCTACAACAGACAGCTGGTGCCGCGCCCCCTCCTGCCGGTGGCGTTCCAGCCCAAGGCGTTGGTGGCCCTCCGGGAGTTGCTGATATGTCTGGTGGCGGTGGTGGCAACATTGGTGTTGGCGCTGCTCCTGTTCCCGGAGAACAAGGCTTCTCTGCCGCACCTCCACAGGCTCCAATGGTATGAACGATAAGACATACTTAGCAAAGTTGAAGGGGATGCTCACTACTCCCCATCAGTGGGATGCTTTTGTTGAAATGCTTGACTATCAGATTGAGCAGCAGCGCCGTAAGCTAGAACAGTCAAATGAAATGATCGATGTATTCAAAGCACAAGGTGCAATTGATGCGTTGCGGAAACTTAAATATTTGAAGGATGAAATCAATGTACACAAATGAAACAGATCGCATGCTAGCCGATGGTGGTGTCATGCAAGAAGGTGGCACAGTTGACCCTGTATCTGGTAATGATGTACCTCCCGGTGCTATGCAATCAGAAGTAAGAGATGACATTGATGCAAAGCTAAGCGAAGGCGAGTTTGTTATCCCTGCTGATGTTGTCCGATACATTGGTCTTTCTACGCTTATGAAGATGCGCGACAAAGCCAAAGAAGGCTTGAAGAAGATGGAAGAGATTGGGCAGATGGGTAATGCTGAACAAGTACCAAACGCTGAAGCTCTTCATGGTGGTGATGGTGAAATAGATGATGAATCATTCGGTGATGAAGTTGATTCTATTATGAGCGAAGACATGGGCGGTGAAGAGCCAGCCTTTGCCGAAGGTGGATATGTTGACCCGGCTAATGAGCCTTTGTATAAGTCAGCCCCTATCAAAGGTTTTGAGATGGTGGCTATGACTAATGCGTCTGGTAACACTATCTATATCCCTCATGTAAACGGTAAACCGTTGCTAGAGGTTCCTGCTGGATATATCTCTAAAAAAGGTATTCTTCCAACTATAGAAGACCCTACCGCTATTAAGAAAACTACAACCGAAGAGGATACCGTTGACTATACAGGTGGTAACAGTGATGGTGCTCAAACCGGTGGCGCACCTTCTGGTGGTAAAACTCCAAGTATTAGTGATGAGGGTGCTGTAACCGCCGCTACTACAGGTTTAAGTAATAAAGCAGCTGGTGTTATTGGAACAATAGCTGGGCTAGTTACAGGCATTCCGGGACTTGGGCTTCTTGCTGGATGGGCTAATGAAAGAGCAAATAAGGGATATGCAAAAGATGCCGAAGATGTTTCAAGAGGAATTAAGAGTGGTGATGAAATGGGTATTCCGGGCGGTGCTACTGCTGGCGCAAAAGGTACGGGTGGACAAGCTGCCAATGCTGGTACTACCGCTGCTGCTGAGGCTGTTGCTGCTGGTTATTCGCCAGAGGCCGTTGCCGCTGCTGCACAAGCCGCTGCTAATGCAACAGTAAGTGGAGCAACTCCATCCGCTGCTGCCGAAGCTGGTCGAGCCGCTGCTGCTACTGTTGCAAATGATATTGATGCTAAATCTGCCACTGAGGGATTTTCAGTAGGTACCAGCGCACCATCTTCACGAGGCGGCACACCATCTGAGGCAACCCCCACTGCTGTAAACGCACCAGACATCGACTCTTCAACTTTTGGCCCCGGCTCACCAGCATCAGAAGGAATAACTAGCTCTGAGTCTGGTCAGGGTAATCCCGGTGAATCTAATACTACTAGCTCCAATACAGGTGAAGGTAATCCCGGTGAAAGCAGCACCTTCGCCAAAGGCGGCTTTGTTAAAAAGAAAAACAAACCAGCAGTTAAAACTAAAAGAGGACTTGCTTCTCGTAAGTAATGTATAATATGAATACCAAAGCCAGTGGTGGGCTGGTTGGTACTTAATAATTTCCCACCATTATTGGCTACCTACTCCCTAGATTTCTAGCTACAGATAGCCCCAACTTTAAAAGGTATTTATGACAGAAGTAGTTCTTGAACAAAAGTCACAGAAGGCTGCAATCGTTCCATTCGGTACACGCAATGCAAATCGTGAGCGTATTGAAACTGAAGAAGCTGAACTGAAACGTCTCATGGAAGACTCTGATAAAAAGAAAGAAGACTCTGATGACGGTGATGACTCTTCGTTGAGCGCTGAAGAGAAAAGCTTTAAGAAGCGGTATGGTGATCTTCGCCGTCATTCTCAACAGCAGCAACTTGGCTTTCAGAAACAAATTGATGAGTTGAAAGAACAACTTACTAAGTCTACTGAGAAACAAATTAAGCTTCCTACTTCTGAAGCTGATCTTGCCGAATGGGCTAAGACCTATCCAGACGTTGCAAGGATTGTTGAAACCATTGCCATTAAGAAAGCAAGGGAACAATCGTCAGCTATTGAGGCTCGACTGACACAGCTTGATGAGCGTGAGAAATTGACGGCTCGTGAAAAAGCTGAGCTTGAACTCAATCGCTTGCATCCAGACTTTGACAAGATTCGTGACACTGATGAGTTCCACGCATGGGCTGAAGAACAGCCTTCTTGGATTCAACAGGCTTTGTATGAGAACGATAACGATGCTCGTTCCGCTGCTCGTGCCATTGATCTTTACAAAGCTGACATGGGTATAAGCAAGGCTAAGAAAAATAAAGAAGATAATAGTGCTGCTCAAGGAGTGGGCACTCGTAGCAGTAAGTCTGCCCCGTCTGATAATGATACAGATGGTGTAATTTATGAATCAGAAGTTGCTAAACTAACATCAAAGCAGTACGAACAATATCAAGAAGATATTGCCAAAGCAATTCGTAGTGGTAAGTTTGTTTATGATTTGAGCGGAAAAGCTCGATGACTTGACAACTTTATAAGTTTAGTGATATAACTTTATAGAGCGAAAAGGGTAGCTCCCCTGATTGTGCCAATCCACAGTCTAGCTCTTTATCTGATTGGGGATCGTTATGGATGAAATGAAGACTTGCCGCAAGTGTGGTGAGACAAAAGAATTATTGGACTTTGTTAAAAATAAACAAAGCAAAGGTGGATACACATATACCTGTAAGTCGTGTGAAAAAGAATGGAAACAAGAATATTACTCTGAAAATAAGACTCATATTACAAATAGAAATAAAGAGTATCGGGTAGTAAATGGTATGTGGTACAACAAGTCTATTGAACATAGACTTAGATATGTTAGTCAACTTGGTGTAATTAGAGCTAAGAAGAAGAACATAGAATGGAATTTATCTTTGGAGTTTCTTCTGTTATTATGGGAGAAACAACAATTTATGTGTGCATATTCTGGGGTGCCCCTTACATTTGAGGACAACCATCCGCACACAGTCTCACTGGACCGCCTAGACAGTTCAAAGGGATACACAGAGGATAATGTACAGTACGTCTGTACGATTGTTAATTACATTAAACAACGATTTGATGAAAATCATTTCTTTGATTACTGTAAGTTAGTAGCGCAAAACTGTAAGTGAACAGATCACCCAGTCTAGTTAGCCCGTACTTTTTAGATACTCTAGATTTCTAAAAAGTGTGTACCTGATGTTAGATGGCCCTGCCAAACTAAAGTGAGCGTATTTTATATATGCCCAATTTAATATCTTAGGAGGATAACATCATGGCATTTCCCTCAGCAAGTGGTTATGGCAATTTACCAAATGGTAATTTTAGCGCTGTAATATATAGTAAGCAGGTACAATTAGCATTCAGGAAAGCATCTACCGTTGAAGACATCACTAACAGTGACTACTTCGGTGAGATCGCTGCAATGGGTGATAGCGTTAAGATCATCAAAGAACCTGAAGTGTCGGTGCAAGCCTATGCTCGTGGTACTCAGATCACCGCTCAAGACCTCGATGACGAGGATTTCTCGCTGGTTGTTGACCAAGCCAACTACTACGCATTCAAGATTGATGACATCGAAGCTGCTCATTCGCATGTGAATTTCATGCAGATGGCTTCTGACCGTGCCGCCTATCGTCTGCGCGACCAGTATGACCAAGACGTTCTTGGCTATCTGACCGGCTTCCAACAGTCTGCCAAGCATGCAAATGCTGACACTGCTCGTACCACTGCTCCCGGCACTAAGGCTGTAGCCTCCGCTGGTTCAGACGAACTGTTGTCCACCATGAAACTGAGCAAAGGTAGTTTCACCAATATCACTTCTGGTGGTAACAACTCGATTCCTTTGGCACCACGCCTTCCCGGCGCTACTGGTCTGCCTACCCTCACGGTTTCGCCACTGATGGTGATCGCTCGTATGGGTCGCTTGCTTGACCAACAGTTGGTTGACACGCAAGGTCGTTGGATTGTTGTTGACCCAATCTTCGTTGAGATGCTGAAAGACGAAGACAGCCGTGTGCTGAATGGTGACTTCGGTGGTTCTGGTCTGCAAAATGGTTTGATCTTGAACAATCTGCACGGCTTCCGTGTGTATGTGTCCAACAACCTGCCAAAGGTTGGTACTGGTCCCGGCACCGCTGGCACCGACAATCAGAACTCCAACTACGGTATTATGGTTGCTGGTCATGACAGCGCTGTTGCAACTGCTCAGCAAATCACCAAGACCGAGAGCTATCGTGACCCTGACAGCTTCGCTGACATCGTTCGCGGTATGCACCTGTATGGTCGCAAAATCCTTCGTCCTGAAGGTATCGTGACTGCCAAGTACAACGTGGCTTGATGAAACAGGGGAGGCTCACAAGGCTTCCCCGTTTATATATTTACACATAAAGGAAATTTAAAATGGCTACTGTTACAACTCTTGCTGGTGGCGCGACTGCTGGTCGCACCGCTGGCTCCGTGCCTTATCTGGTTGATAAAACTATTGATTTTGCTGCTGCTGCAACCGCTAAAGGTTCTGCCTTGGCTGCTGCTGATGTGATTGAGTGCATCTCTGTTCCCGTCAATACTGTCATCTTGAATGCTGGCATTGAAATCACTACGCTCCTCGCTGGTGAGTCAAACGACACCACTTTCGATTTGGGTATCACTGGTGTTGACGCTGATGTATTCGTTGATGGCTTCGATGCTGACGCTGCTGTCGCTGGTGCTTACGCACAGAACGCTGCTGCTTTCCAACCTGTCGTGATCGGCGCTACTGCTGACACTATTGACTTGTTGATTGCCACTGCTACCACTGCACCTACTTCTGGTGTCGCTCGTGTGTGGGCTGTGTTAATGAACGTAGATGGCCGCATTACTGCTGACGAAGCTGACCGCGACCAACTCGCTTAATAGCAAGTAAACAAGGAAGTCCTCACAAGGGGCTTCCTTATTCTTTATTTCCAGATAGCGAATATGTCATCAACCTACCTTGCCCTTACGAATGAATTGCTGCGCCGCTTGAATGAAGTAGAGCTTGACTCTACCAACTTCGCTGCTGCCCGTAATGTCCAAGCTCTTGCTAAAGACTCCATCAATTCATCCGTAAGGGAACTGTTACATTCTGCACAGGAATGGCCGTTCACACTAGTTACATATCCACAAACCCTCACCGTTGGTGAGGCAACATATTCTTTTCCAGCAACCTTAAACAGCGTTGATTGGGAAAGCTTCTATCTTAAGAAGCTGAATGATAGCAATGAACCCGGCAGTCTTTCAGCTATTTCATATTCACAATACATTGAACAATATCGTGGTCAAGACGAATCTTCTGGCACTGGTGGATATGGACCACCCATTGTGATTGCTATGACACAAGAATCAAAGTTCATTGTGTCTCCACGACCAGACCAAGCCTATATTATTGAGTACAAATATTGGAGTTTTCCAACTTCTCTTTCTATCTTCTCTGATGTATGTATTATTCCAGAGCGTTTCAACAATGTAATAATTGATGGTGCTATGATGTTCATGATGCTGTTTCGCAGTAATGAGCAAAGCGCTGCTATTCACAAAGATAAGTTTGAACAAGGTGTTAAAACAATGCGAAGGCTGCTCATGGATGAGCCGCTATCGGTACGCTCCACTATGCTAACTAAGCCAACTCTTTCCACTAGGGTGATGAATGGCTGATAAGATTCAGGCATATAAAGTAAGCTGTCTAGGTGGCTTAGATACCAACAAGGACATGCTGGCGCAGGGTGAGTTGTATCCCGGCAGCGGTCTTCAGCTTATCAATTATGAGCCGTCTATCACTGGTGGATATCGCCGTATTGGCGGCTATACGAATACATATGGCACAGTTCCCGGCGAAGGTTCTGTGCTTGGCGTAAACATTTCTGAGAATATTAACAATGGAATATTTGCTTGCCGTAAACCCACTGGTGCATCGACTGATTATTTCTATCGCTGGAACACTGCTACGTCTGCGTGGGTCGCTATTACCACTCCTGCTGGTGTAACAATGACCGGTGTCAAGAAGGTTCGCTTTGAGAACCTGTCTTGGGGTGTTGATAAGATGGCAATGGCTGATGGTATTAATCGCGCAGCTGTCTACAATGGCACCACTTACACACAGCTTGCATCACCAGCACCCGCAGCACCTAAGTTTGTAACGCACTTTGCCAATCATTTGTTTTTAGCTGGTGACCCATCAGAGCCATACAGCTTGTATTTCTCTGCACCGCTGGCTGAGACAGACTTCACTCCTGCCAATGGTGCTGGTGTTATTAATGTGGGGTTTCCAATTGTACAAATTAAAAGCTTTCGTGAATCATTATATATCTTTGGTAAGAATGAAATCAACCGGCTTTCTGGAACAAGTATTGCCGACTTTAAAATTGAAGAAGTCACTAGCAATCTTGGCTGTGTTGCTTCTGATAGTGTTGTCGAAATTGCTGGCAACTTAGTATTTCTTAGCCACGATGGTTTCAGGCCAATCTCTGGCACTGCTCGTATTGGTGACGTTGAGCTTGAGACTATTTCTAAACAGGTACAAAGTGCTGTTGTTTCGATCATTGATGAACTAGTTCAAGGCAGCATCGATACTGAGACAGTTAGCATGATCGTGCTAAATAAGAAGAGTCAGTTTCGCTTCATGCTTCCAACTGAAGGATTGTTTGGCTTCATTGCTGGTATCCGTAAAACAGATCGTGGTAGTGCCTTTGAATATAGCTTGTTATTTGATATGGTGGTGTCATGCGCTACCAGTGGCTACATTGGCTTTAACGAAATTGTTCTTCATGGCGCGTCTAATGGTAAGGTTTATAAGCAAGAAACTGGTAGCAACTTTGATGGTCGGCAAATTCTTAGCATCTATCAAACTCCATATTTCTACTTTGAAGACCCTACTATCCGCAAGAACTTTTATAACTTAACTACATTCTTGCGTAGTGAGGGAAGCACCAATATTGTTTTTTCAGTTTCGTATGATTTTGAAGACAGCGTTAATGTTTTTAATCCTTCAAACTATGCTATAACAACGGCTGGTGCTGCTGCTTATTATAATACAGCTGTGTACGATAGTGGCATAACATACGATGGTAATCCTTCACCGGTGGTGAAGACAAACATTTCAGGCTCTGGTTTCTCTGTTTCATTTAAGTATGTAACATTTGATACAAATGCCAGCCATAACATTCAAGGCATGGTCTTGAACTTTTCATTTAACGACAGGAGATAATCTTGGCTGGATATCAAAGACAATCTGCCGCCGACATCGTGCCAACAGCCGTTGTACGCGCAGCCCCAATTAATAACGAACTCAATGCCTTGCGTGATGCCTTCCTGTTGGCTGGTGGTCACCGACATGATGGTAGCGCCACTGAAGGTAACTACGTCACTCTGATTGCAGACTCTGACGCTCTTAACAAAGTTGTTGTAGACACTGCCAACAATCGTGTTGGTGTATTTGTTGAAGTTGCTGCGGCTGCTGTTGAGCAAGTGCGTATTCAAGACGGTGCTGTTGTTCCTGTTACAACAAACGACATTGATCTTGGCACTAGCTCGTTGAAGTTTAAAGATGTTTATGCCACTGGCGCTGTTTCTTCTGGAACAGTTGTAGCTACAACATCTGTCACCACTCCTTCTTTAACAGCCAGCACTAGCGCAGTTATTGCGTCTGCTGATATTAATGCTGGTACTATTGACGGCACTGTCATTGGAGCTTCTTCTGCTCAAGCAATTACTGGCACAACTATTACAGCCAGCACAGGTTTTGTTGGTGGACTTACTGGTGCTGTCACTGGTAATACAGCCGGTACGCACACAGGTGCTGTTATCGGCAACGTCACTGGTAATGTCACTGGTAATGTAACAGCCTCTACTGGCACTTCTACATTCAACGATGTCACTATTAACGGTGGCTTGAATATGGATGCTGGCACTGCTGCCACCATTACCAATCTTACATCACCAACCAACACTGGAGATGCTGCTACTAAGGGATATGTTGACACTGCTGACGCATTAAAACTAAATCTTAGCGGCGGCACCATGTCTGGTGTCATCGCTATGGGTACTAACAAGATCACTGGTCTTGGCACTCCCACCGCAAACGCTGACGCTGCTACTAAGCTGTATGTTGACACTTCAATTACCAA